CTCCGACGGGGCTGGAAGGCCCTATCTCCCATCAGAGATGGTGAACGCCTAAGACTGGTTTCTCATGGCGACTACTTTCATTTGAGCTCTTGTTTAAATAGAGCGTTCCCTCCCACTTTCGAGGTGGTATAGCGTTAACGGGGGACTACTGGAGCCAATCCCCTACGCTGGAGGAGGCGGTGCATGACGCACCCCACCGTGCCCTCCTGGCGGGTACACCTTCTCCCAATATTCTGGACAATGGGCGTCCACTTACGATCCCAGACACAGCAACGCGGCAAGAACTGATCCTAGGAACAGACACGCAGCGCGGCGGAGACACCAGGAAGGCAAGTCTCTAAGCCATCACCCTATCCTTGGGTATAACTCTCCTTATCATCGTCTCCCAGTGACTGGGGCATGCCGCTCTACAGACTAGAGCCGGCGGGGAAGATTGTCTGCACCCATGAGGAGCGCAATCGGAGGGGGGAATTGAGGTAGATATGGGGAGGCAACCTCCACGATCCGCGGGCGGACCGTAAGGAAGGGGTGTTCCTCGCACCAGAGAGAGTTCCTATCACGGAAGATAGGTAAGTGCTTCCAACACTCATGAAGCACCTTCGGCCAAACAAAGGCCCAACTCTTTCCAGCCCATTCGAATCTACGACGAAGGGAAAAAGAGGGAGTAGATCTACGGGTCTTGTACCAAGACTGACGATCGAGCTTCACTTCGAGAGGGCGAACCCTCTTCCCGATCCACTCATTTGTATTCTCCCGTTGGAGCCTGGCGCTCTCAACGGTAATAATACCGTAGAATCTCTCTCTTGGAGGCTTGTCGACAATCACTTCGACAGACCTCCGAACACCTTTCTCTAGGGTTGGGGATCCGCCCAAAATGGCGGAATCCCGAAACCAACGCTTCCGGATAAGTTGCATCCGTAGCCAGCGACTCAAGCATCCGAGACTGCTCAAGACTCCCCGAAGGGAGATCTCATGCCGAAGCATAATAATGACCGCAAGGACATTACGTCGGGAAAACCCAACGAGACCACCAACCACTTCAGCGAGCATCTCACTCGGTTCCAGTCGGGCAGGACGAAGAAATCCCAGAGTCGCTTTGGCCACCATGCGGTGGCCTGACGCGTCGTAGGTTTGACTGTTTAGGTCAATCCAGCGCGTACTACGATCTGTTTTTTCTTCATTAACGATGAACCCGTATCTCGAGGTGACAGACTTCCAAGTTCGGTAGAAGTCGTCATCACCACAGAAGATACAATCGTCACCGTTGAACCTGCCCTTCCGGCTTCGACCACATTCCTTACCTTCCCTCTTGACAGAGGCGTCAGCAACCGGGCGAATACCACTAGTGGCATTAGCAACCGGGCGGGCAGCACTCTTATCGCAAGAGATGTCAAAACAGCATTTGTTCAAGAGACACAAGAGTGGGAAACTGATGAGATTCCCCATCATTGAGCCCCTCTTGATCGGGTAGTGTTCATCTACCAGACAGACGCTGTTTTTGTAACGGATGTTATCGAAACTTCCGAGCAACACACTCCTTTCCTCGACCGTAAGTTCCGGGCACTTCGAGATTTCGTCTACTATGACGGCCACCGCCGAAAGGTAGATATTGTCAGTGGCTGCAGTATAGTCACCACTGATGTAGTTCTCACCTTCACGACGATCTTTCACGATCACCTCGAAGTCCCCTTTAGTAACGTCTCCCCTGACACACCACCCGAAGGAGGTGATGTGATCGTACAGGGCGTTATGAACGGGAGTCAACACGCGCTTGACTTCCGCGGACTGCATAGTGACAGCCCTGAACTTACCTTTCGTTTTTGCGACACCCAACCTCACGGCCGACCAGTCACCTGAGTAACTGGAAGGCCCACAGGCCAAGGTACCACCGTCCCTACGGGTAACCTCATAACACCCCTGCTGGTCAGGGACGTACTCACCAAGAAACGGCGCTCTATCCTTCGCCTTTCTCTCTTCCTCCAACCGCCTGCCCCAACCGCTAAGATTTTCTCTCACTGCCTTCCGCAGTTCATTGAGATCCTCCGCGCTTGGTAAAGCAGAACTGGGGATGTCCGCCGAGACGTGCATCCTCCACTTCCGCTTAGCTTCGCTCGCCAAACCACGATCACACTCCTTACAGGGCGCATCAAAGATGCGCTTGGTCGATTTGAGAGCCAACCTAAGTCTACTCCCATTTCTAGAGTGCCTGCTATACCGTTCCAGGCATAACTTGATCCAACGATCCCATGAGGTGCGAAGGGCAACACACGTGCGCCTACCATCAGGTAGGTAAACGTACTCCGGAATTCCAACGAATTCTAGACAGAGTACAGCGCGTGCGTTCTTCAACGCCTTTTCTAGTGACCCTACTGCAGGACAGCGGGTATTAGGAATAACCTCCGGACGAAGCCGGTCTTCTTCCATCATCAAAAACATATGTCG